AGGGCATTTACGATATGGTTTTTTAAAGCTTGATTATTTCCATACCAAGGGATTTTGGATTTCAATTTATTAACAAGTCGGTTTCTAAGCATTACCTGAAACGCTCCGGTAATCGATTTACCGATGCCTTGTTGTAGTTCGGCAGTCTTTGGGGTCATTTCGGATAGCTTTTTTAAAATTTCGCCTGAATTCTTAAGGATTGGCGCGCTTTCCTTGAGCTGATCTATCACCCCCGCTACTCGTTCGCTTTTAAAGGGGATTTGATCTATTTGCCCTAAAGCGGTCTTAAAATCGGTTATCCCCTCTTTGGTGTTGCGCTCTATGATGTTTTTAAGCAAGCCGCCCTCTACATTTGCACGCTCGGCAGGGTTTAGGACGCTTAGCACTTCATCCAAATTTAGCCCTGTTTGGTTGTCTGCGCTTTTAAGTAGGGCGGAAGTCAGATCGTTTGTGTTTTTCATTCCGCGCGTCAGTCTTTTAAATAGATCGCTTTGCTCTATCTCTTTGTATGCACTATAATCCGCGCGTGCCGTCTGCATTAGCTCTTTAGCTCTTGCGCCCACTTCAGGATTTATTTGCGAAAACTGATCCAGCGTGCCATCTATCGCGTCATCAATTATTCCCCTTGCTTCTCTTAGTTCGAGTAGTCTCTCCCTGCTTAGCGCGTCATTTGCTTTTTTTAGGGTAGAAATTTCCCCGTTTAAAAAAGCTCTTGCATCCTGCAAGCCCTCAAGACCTCCCTTTTGTATGCCTTTCATAGCGTATTTGGTAATCTGCGAGCCTTTAGGTAGCGTGTTTTCTAGCGCCTCGCCCACTCTAGCAGATAGCGCGCGAGTATCAAGCCCTAGCGTGCTGAATTCATTATCAAGCGTTTTGATGACATTTCCGAAATCATTTTTTGTGCGCGCCTCGTAGTTTTTGAAAACCTGCACGACATTCGGAGCGTCTTTAAAGCTTTCATTGATATTTTTTGCAAAACTTGAGTTCAAATTCGTCATAATTTTTTGGGTCTTTGCGAAAGCGTCGGCATCGCCCGCCACGCTTCTTGTGATTAGATCGGCGCCTTTATCGTTGCTTAGGGCGCTTGCGAGCAAGTTTGCCTCTCTTTCATTCAAATTTTCCCCTTGAATTACGCGCCTGATGGTCTGTTCGGCGGGCTTAATTCCCTTTTCGTTTATGTAGTTTATGCTTTTATCTATGGCCTCGTTCCCCGTTTTTGGGATTTGCAAAGACCGCTCTGAATTAGCGAAATTTTTAAATCCCTCCTCGCCCAAAGCGTTTTTAGTGGAAGCTAAATTTTTAAGAGCCTCCGCCTCGCCGCCCATAGATTTAATATATTGCGCCTCGGCTCCCTCGATATTGTCGGTTACGCCCCTACGCATTAAATTTACTAAAATGTTATTATCCGCAATTTTTGCCGCGTTTTTCGCCACCGGGCTTACTATCCTCTCGCCCGCTTGTTTAATCGCAGGCGCTGCGGCTTTTATGAGCTTACCTGTCCCCGCGATCGCTACGCCACCCAAGGCATCCTCTCCCGCGGCTTGAAGCGCCCTTGAGGCGTAATCGCTCGCGTCGTATTCTCTGCCCGTCGCTTCTCCCTTTTGGCGCAGGTCGTTCATTGAGCCTAGCGCACTGCCGCCTGCACTCATAGCCAGCATAGGCACAAGGCTAGCCCCGCCAGTAAACGGCGCGAGCCCTGCACCTACAACGCCTCCCGCTATCTCGGTCTTGCGTGCGGCTAAGTCATCCCAAAGACTAGGAGTGACCTCTTTTTGAATAATTCGTCCGTCCGCGCCTCGGGCTCCAAAATAAATTTTGCCGTCGCTGGTTTGCACCGCGCCTAAATCATATCCTGCATTTTTCGCGATGTAGTCTAAATCTTTTTGTAGCTCCGCAGCGTCTTTTTCATCCCCCGCTATGGTTTGGAAAAGGGACCTGCTAGATGCTTTTGCCACCCTATCTTTCAAAATTTCATCTTTGCTTTTTGCGGGCTCGCCGCTCCCAAAAAACGAGTTATCAAGGATGGTTTTCGCCTCCATTTCTAGCCCATCCAAAGCCCCGCCTAAAAATCGGTTCTTTTTCTCTTTGGCTCGCGCCTCCTCGCTACGCCCAGGTGTAGGAGCGGCAGGGATTGGGCGCCCGTCAAGCCCTAATTTAGGTGCGGAATTCATGACTTCGCCCGTTTGCTCGTCTCTTATCGGCACTCGGGTGTAGCCCTGAGTTTGCTGTATATTTTGCGCTGCGGGCTGCACGGCTGCCGTATTTTGTTGCGGGGTTAAGCTTGCCTGCTGCGCGCCCTGTTGCTTATAATATTCGGTTTTGGCGTAGTTTGTGATCTGCTCGGGCGAATACCCTTGCTGCATCAACGCGCTTATTTTCTCGTCGCCTAAAAAGCTTCTCGCATTCATCTAAAACTCCTCGTTAAAAATGCCTATTTCATCTAGTCTCTGGCGCAGATCATCGCTTGGTGAATACCCCCGCTGTGGTGCGGAATTTGTGGGCACACCCATTTTTTGCATAAATAGCTGGGTCGCCTCCCCGCTGCTTGCTTTCGCGCCTTTCTTTTTTCCTGCCAGCAGCTCCCTTATATCCTCGATTGATTTCATTTTCGCATCAAGCTGTCTTTGGTAGTCGTCGGCTCCCGCGTAACCTTGAGCCCTTAGGTTGTCTATCACGTTTTGAACTTCCATCAGGTCTTGTATGTATGAATTTATCGCGGTTTCTTGCGCGGTTTGCGAGCCCGTAATTCCTGGGTTGAGATTATCTCTAAAGGTCGTATAGTTAAAATTTCCGTTTCCTTTTTGCAGATTTTGTCTCGCTCTAGCCCAGCGATCGGCGGAGGCGTTGAAGGCTGCCGCATCGGTGCTGACGTTTGATCCCAGAGTGTTTACGGCTCTATCGAATATTCCGCTTTGCGTCTCGATACCCTTGCCTGTAAGACTGTTTAAATTTGAAGTGGTATTGATGAAATTCTCGCCGGCATTAAGGGCACTCATCCCTTCTAGAAATTTCTTTTGATTTAGCGCGATTGCGTTTTTCTGCCCCGCTGATGTTTCGGTTTGCTTTACCAGCTGCGGGTTCGTCTTTGCCGCGGCGTAAGCGTTGATATACTCGCGTTGCGCCTGTGGATCGGTCATTCCTTGCGGTATTTTCCCGCCGAGAGTATTGAATATTATATCCGCTTCGGCGTCGATCTGTTTTTGTTTGCGTTGCGCCTCCTGCTGTTTCAAGATAGGCTCTTGCGCCTTGTTTATTCCTCCTTGCGCTTCGGTTTGCAGCCTATACTGCCTGCCTAGATTAATCTTCTCCGCGTCGCTCAAGCCCTGAGGCAACTCCCCGAATTGTCCGCCTTGTTGCCCTGCGTTATACCACGCCATATCTATGCCCGCCTGCTTTTCCTGCTCGGCTTGCGCCTTATCTCGAGCTTGGCTCATATTCCATTGCAGCTGCGCGTTTTGCCTTGCGTTGTCGGCGTATAAATTGCCGATTTGGGCTCTACGCAGCGCGTCGGTGCTGTAAAAATTCCTCAGCCCCAAATCCTGATCGAAAGCGTTTTTCTTTGCGATTTCGGCTTCCGCCGCTTGATTATGCCGCGCGGTTTCTTGATTTTTCTGCCCGTATAGGTATTCTTTCATCAAATTTGCGCGGTTCGTCTCGTCAAGTTGCGCCTGATTTTGATTTTTCGCCACGTTGTCCTTATAAATTTCATAGAGCGATTTGCCGACCGCTCCGACTGCATCTATCATCTGCGTATCGTAGTTGAAATCTACCTTATGGGGGTTAAAAAAAGCCATTTTCTACCTCGCATACGTTGAAGCGTTATAGGCGTTATATAGGTCTTGTTGAGCGCGATCTTGTCTGTCGATCTCGCGTTGCGAAAGCATTTTGTTGAAATTATATGCGTCTTGCTGCATTTGCAGGGCTTTATTCGCCGCTTTTTGCTGCTGCAGACCAGAATACAAACCACCAGCCAATCCTACTGCCTGTAACCAATTAGGAGTGCCTCCGCCCGAGCCTGAAAATAGGCCTAACGCACCATTTCCTACTCCCTTCAGCATATCGAGAAAATTCCATCCACTATTTGTTCCTGCTAAATTTGCAGGCAAGCTTGCAAAATTTGTAGCTAAACCCATCATATCCATCTCGTCCTCCTTAAAATCCCGCCTGTTTTAAAAGCTCCGCGCCGATCTCTACGTCGCTTACGTCCTCGCCTTTTTTCATCCTATCAAACGCCCCGAGCTCTCCGCCCGATTTGTTCGTATCGATGATCTCGTCAGGCTTTTGCGTAGGCGTTGCGATCTTTATCATCGCGTTTGCTACCGCTTTCCAGCCGTCGTAGCTTTCGCCAAGCAGTGGCAAAAAGCCGTTTTGCTCCGCCCATTTTCCCATCTCCTCAGGCTTGATGGTCGGATAATCCTTGGTAAATTGATCTAAATTTTTGTCAAAAACCGCCCTCTTGCGCGCCGCTTCTTGCGCCTGGGCTTGCGCTTCTTGAAGCTGTCTGATCTGCTCTTGCATCTGAGGCATTCCTTGCAAGCCCATACTATCTAGCAGCGCTTGTTGCTCGGGCGGAAGCTGCGCTGCTTTGGCCTGCTCCGCCGCTTTGGCTTTTTCCGCCTCTTGCGCCGCCTTTTGCTCCTCTATGCCTTGCATAGCGCTTGCTATCATATTTTGCAGATTTTCTTGCGTAAGCTGTGGCTGCTCTGTTTTTTGCCCCTCCGTAGGCTCTGCACCTTGCGCTTCCTGTGGCTCCGTTTGCCCCTCGCTCGCTTCTAATTCGCCTACCAATGCGTTGATTGCGTCTTGCTCCGTCATCTCTACTCTCCTGTATAGTTTTCAAAAAATTCAAAAAAGCTTTCTATCAGCTTCACCTTATCCATTGCCCGCAGGCGGCTTTCGTCGCTTGCATTCTCATCTTGCGCCGCGATCAGATACTCCTCATATTTGATACTTAGCAAAACGAGGAATTTCCTTACGGCGTCACTCCCTAAAATCGGCTCAAGCTCTTTATTTGACGTCAAATTTGAAATAGTGGCGTCAAAAACCTTTTTTTGCGTGTTAGAAAGCATTATTTCCTCCTTGCATTGGATTTATATCGGGCGGTATCTGCGGCGGCAAAATCATCTGCTCTAGCCCGCTGCGCTCGCCGATAAACTCGCTTGCGTTTTTGATACCGTATAGCGGCAGAAGCTCCAAAAGAAGCTTTTTGCTCGCCTCTTTCATCGCGGCTGCTCCCGCCTGATCGCCTATCTGCAAACACATTCCAAACTGCGCGCCGATCATTTTCGCCGCATCCATCAAGGATTGCTTTTGCACCTCCTTATTTAGCGCTCCGATGCCGGTGTTTAAATTCACTTTAAAACTCGGCACTTCGCCGCGCCCAAAGCCTGCGAAAAATATCGGGTCGGCATATTTCCACACCAAAAACGCAAGCCGTTCAAATATCGGCTCAAAAAAGGTCTCGTTGAATGTGCGGATATAGCCTTGAAGCCTTACGCTGCCCTCGTTCGCCATTATGCTTGCCATCGTGGCGGTCTCTTTTCGCACGGTCGTCGCGCCGTTTTGTTGTGGAGAGACGCCGCTAACTTCGCTCATTTCGTTTTCGATGACCTGAAGCGCCGCCATCGCTCCGCCTATGTCGCCCGCGGGCAGAACCTGCACGGCGCTCGGCTGATCTGCGTATATCGGCGTGCCTACGCTCTCAAGCTCGCCCCGTTCCACCATCGAAGCCTTGCCCAATATGATTTTCGGCGCGACCTGCTGGCGAATGACGTCGGTGATCGAGTTTCTATTCACGTTGAGCTCGTTTTGTAGCGGCAGCATAGACATCAGCGCAGGCTCGCCGTAGGCGCTGACGTAAATCTCCTCATCCGTGCATCTGATCTGCGGCAGCATATAGCCCACTATGAAAGGCTGTCCGTCTCGCAGCTCTATTAGATCGCGCAAAAGCTCGTTTTCATAAAGGCTAGAAACATACCATTTGCCTCCGCGCAACTCGTAAATTTCATAAATTTCAAATCTCTCATACGGCTTTTTGTCTGCGAAAGCCTCTTTGTTCTCTATCCTGAAAATGCCCCTTTTGCCGTAGCTCAAAATATCCTCGCTGCTAAGATATATCCTATGTACCAGATAGGATATGTCGTTTAGCCCGCGCGCGCCCGGGTCGAAATATAGATCTTGCAGGCTCACTTCGTCTATCATTGCGCGGTCTTTGCTCCAATACACCTTTACCGCGCAGCTTGCCGAAAACGGCGCGCGCAAGAATATCGGCGCAAAGGTTTTGTATAGATTTATGCTCTCCGCGTAATGATCTATCGCGGCCTGCCATTTATCAATCACGTCGTCCGAGGAGTTGATATAGGGCTCAAGCTTTGCGAATTTATCGTTATTGAAGTAGGTTTCGGTTAGCCCGTCGTAAATTCTTTTTGCCTTTGAATTGAGCTTCGGGATATAGTTTTTGCTTTTGTTGCGCTTTTGCAGGCTCTCCATTAGCTCGGGGCGCAAGATCAGCAAATACGCCTCCTCCAAATCCTTAAAACCTTGCTTGTAGTGTTCGTAGCCGTCCATCGCCGCAGTTTTGAGCTCCTGCAGGTATGCCGTCCTATCCATTGATGATCCTTTTCATTTTGTAGTATGTGCTTTTTGAAACCCCCGTGAGTTCGCGCACCCTCTTAAATTTCGCTCCGTCTCTCACAAGCTCCGCGGCGAGCCTGATTTTGTGAATTTTTGTCGGCATCTGCTTCATTCCGCTAGCCAGATCGCAGATCATCACGAATATGCCTAGCCTCAAAGCTCTATCGTCCAGCCTCGCCAAATTCCGCACGAGAGTGGGCGAAATTTTTTCAAAAATATAGTCTGTTTTGAGTGCATTTTCTACCCATAGTTCGCACTTTTCACCACGCGTAGTCGTCATATCTTTGCTCCTTTCTTTGCGGTAGTATCGGGCAGAGATCAAAAAAGCTCATCGCCAGCGCATCGGCGCGGTCAGGGCTTCTGCCATACTCTTTTTTGATGCCTTCTTTGGGCATCAGCAAATACCGCTCCTTTTTGTCAAAGTAGAAAGCTATCGTTTGAAGCTGCCTTTTGAGCTCCTCATCGGGCGCGATCGCAAGAAGCGGGAGCTTTTCGCGCAGATTGAAATACATCTCGGCGCGTTTGTTTGCATATTTGCGCTCGTCGCTTGCCTTGAAACTTCCCTTTGCCTCGCGAACGATGCCGCGCAGCCCTAGATCGCACAGCGTATCAAACACCCCCGCGCCCACTCCGATAGTATCTATGTATATCGCGTGAGGCTTGAGATCAGTTCTCTCATACTCGCCGTAAATTTCGCGCGCCAGCTCGCTCGTGCTAGCTATACGGTAGGGCTTCAGAGGCTCTACGCTATCTCCCTGCCTTTTGCAAAGCACGCTTTCGTCGTCTCCCTCGCGCGCCACGTCCAAAGCCCAGATCACGGGCGCGCCCGCATCGAAATATCTTTGCTTGCGAAACGCAGCCTCGATAGCAGCCAAAGAAAACACGGAGTTTGAGGTAGTATCCAAAAACTCGCCGAAAATCTCCTGCCTCGCTACGTCGCTATCCGCTCCTCCCAGCTCTGCGACCAGCCTATCAATCTCCTCTTTTTGCAAAAGCGGGTTGTCGTAGCTGGAAAACTGAAAATTTCTCCAGCCTTTTTCGTTTCTCATTCCGCGCTGCGCCAGATCAAAAAACTTATTTTTCCCTTTCGGCACACCGCCTATGAATGCGCGAGAGTTCGGATTATCTAGCAGCATAGGAGAGATCGCATTATCCCACAAATAGGGGTCTTTAAGGATGATGCCCGCCTCATTGAGGATGACCGTGTCATATCCGAAACCCTCGATATTTTCGGGGCGCTCCGCGGAGCGAAAATCAAGATAGCCCCCACAGATTTTGAGTTGCTTGTCTTGCGCGTTCCAGTTCCACAGCTCTTTTGGCAACTGCCGCAGCTCGGGGAGGAAATACCGCTCGAAATATCTTTTCAAATTTGCCGCTATCGTGTCTACCCAGAGTATCTTTTGCCCCTCAAGCAGCCACTCGATGCAGGCATTCGCCGTGCCTTTGGTGAAGCCGAAGCGTCTGCCTTTTTCAATGGTACAAAAGCGCGCGTCATTTTGGAAAAACACAGCCTTTTGCTGCGGCGTATAGCGCAAGTCGAGAGCTAGCTCACTCATCGCTCGCCCCTATCTCTCGCCTGGTGATCTGAATTTTCGTCTGCTGCGCGTTTGTGTTTTGAATGATCGTTTCTGGCATACGTCCTAGCACGGTCTCTTTGTTCTTTGCCGTGATGCGGGCGTGCGCCTCTATGTCGCATAGTCTCTCTGCGGACTCCAGTGCAGCATTTGCCAACTTTTGATTTCGCAATGCCGAGTTTTGAAAATATATGAGGTGTTTTGTGGCTTCGTCTACCGCAGAGTGAAAGGCTTTCACTTCTTTTTCACTGCGGTCTGCAAGCTCCGTATTTATCGCGACTTGAGCTTTCACAAGCGGCGCGAGATCCCTTTCTACGCCGTTGCAAATTTTAAAAACCGCGCCTATGCTGACTTCATACTTCAGCGCCAGGGAGTTTTTGCTCGCCCCCGCCTTGTAGTCTGCGATGATTTTTTCTCTTTTTTCGTCCGTGATCCTTGCCATATTTCACCTTTTTTTGTGAAATGTTAGCACGGGTTTGAAAAAAGACTTCGGCTTGTGAAAATTTTTAAAGAATGTTGTTGAGGGGAATTATTTTTTAAATTTCTCGATGAGCGCCAAAAGCTCGTCTAGCGCCCTAGCTTTCTCGTAGTTTTTCATCCAACTATCTATCCAATCAGGAACGGGGCGTTTTTCATCATTGAAGCTTCGCACGGACGCAGGATGAAGCCCCACCATCTCCGCAAAATCAGCAACGGATAAATTGAGATCTTTTAGTTTTGTCACGAATTCTTGTTTTGTCATATCTATTCCTATCCAAATTTCCATAATTATAGCAAAATAAAACAAAATATTTTATTTTCTCATAAAAATAATGCAAAAAGTTTTAAAAACTCTTGACATTTGAAACAAAATGTATTATAATACGCTCAATTTAAAACAAAATGTTTTACAAAGGAGTAAGAGATGAAAAATCTATTTTGGGAACAGGGCGTTAAGGCCGTAAGACTTTTGAACGGTGAAGAGTTTAGTTTGGGTCATAATCCGGCTGGAATAATCGTTTATGATGAAGATGGCGAAATCGTAGGACTGCAGAGTTACGATAACGCAATATTTTATCCTGCCAATATTATTAAAGATGTTTTGGTGGCCGAGGGGCAAGCATGGTTGAGCTTTGATGAGTTTCAGCTTGATTGCTGCTTCGACTTCTACAATGAATTCGGCGGCTGGGATAATACTACATACACAAAAGAAATTTGAGAGCATAGGTCTTGGGAAAAATGGAAAGCACAAGTATCAAGAGGCGTGATATGACCCTCGCCTCTATCGCCCGAGACTATCTCGAAGCTCTCGGGCAGATAAATTTTGAGCAGAGTCGTGCTCAAAAATTCGCGTTTTCTCATACGAAATATCTGCCAAAAGATGCTGCCTGCATCAAGAAGGTAGACATTCAAAGGTGGCTAGCAGGACTTGAGGAAGGTCTAGCCCCGAGCACTATCAAACGCGTCGTGCTGTGCTGGCGCCGCGCCTGCGAGCAAGCAGTGGAAGCCGGAAAGCTTGCGAAAAATCCATTTTTGCGCGCGAAATACCCGAAGATCCCGCGCAGCAAAACAGATCCATTCTCGGTGGAAGAGGTAGATCTGATGCTTTCAAAGGCTAGCGGGCGGCTTGAGAGTTTTCTTGCTTTTGCGTTCTACACGGGCGCGCGATGCTGCGAAATTTTGGCTCTGTGCTGGGATGACATAGATACGGAAGCTATGAGCATATCGATCAGCAAGAGCCTCACGGACGGGCTTGTCAAACCTCGCACCAAAACAGGAGAGGATAGGATCGTGCCGATATTTGCGCCGCTTTTGCCATACATCGCCCAGCTTGAAAAGCATAGAGATAGCGAGTGGGTATTTTCGCGAAAGCAAGATCATCTTTTCGGTTCTACGGCGCTTTTTGGAAACGGCAGGTGGCGTAAATTTCTAGCTGAATGCGGTATCCCATACCGAAGTGCTAGACATACCCGCCATACATTCGCGACCCACATGGTAGAGCGCGCGGTAAAGGGCGAAATCCCTTTGAAGTGGGTATCTCAAATACTAGGTCATGCGAGCCTAGACATGACAATCAAGGTGTATGCGCGATTTCTACAAAACGAGCATATGAAAATCGACCGCTCAATCGCGCTTTATTGATTTTTTGTATCGTTTTTCACAGGCTTTGCGCCTATCCTCTCTCATTCTATGGTCCAAAATCCATTGCAAAGCTTCTTTTGGCGTGTTTAAGATTTTGCCGAGCTCTTTTTCAAATTTTGCAGTTCTACAAGTCCGCAAAGAGTTTATCACGGTTTCGTCCGTGAGCTTTGAGCCGAAAACCTCACGCAGCAGAAACGAAATCTCGGTCAAATAGTAGTCGTCCGGTCTGCTTTCCCAGCCTTTTGCTACATGATCTAGCACTGAAAAATATAGCTCCATCAGCTCTCCACAAATTCCCCGTCTATCTCGCCGCAAGAGATCAGCCTTTTTAGCATCTTAGCCTTGATTTTGTATTCGGGTGTGCGGTAGCCTTTGACGTCCTCGATGATGAGCCCGTCCGCTTCATAGACGAAATCCGCCACATACTCTATCGCCCTGATGGTTTTGCCGCGGTATCGGAATTTATCTTGCAGGGTAAATTTTACCTGCCGCCTAAGGTTTTTGATCTTGCCTGCTCTTTGTAACAGCTCTAGCTCCGCCGCCCGTTTTGCTTCTTTGGCGCTATCGTATATCGCGCCCCCGTAGGCGGTCTTTTTAGCCTTGTATTTGGAAACTCGCCCAATTCTCATCGGCTAACCTCTCGTATTTCTTTATGCTCTCGTGTTTGTGCGCGTGGCACCATTGATGGCAGGCTCTACATACTGCGATGATCTTTTTGTCGTCTTTGTCTGCGCCGTAGCGTCCAAATTTCACGTGATGAGCTTCGACGCTCGGAGCTTGGGCGCAAATTTGACACATAGGGTGTTCGTAGGCTAGAAAGTTTTTGAATTTTTCAAACTTCGCTTTGGATAGTCTCATCAATACCCTATCTCCACGTATTCGCCCTCGCCAGCAGAAACGGCGGCTTCTACCCGCAGGCAAAAGTAAAAATAATCCGAGTTTGAGCTTAGTCCCGCACCTTCGCAAAACTCTATCGCGTCCTGCTCGTTTGCAAATAGAGCCGTTAGCCAGCTAGCCTCTATCCGTCCCGCCTCTTTGAGCGCGTCAAATAAAAACCGCTCTTTGTATTTCAGCCGTCCGTTCGCGTCAAACCAATCGTCGCTATTTTCTATCTCGTCAAGCTCCAGCTTATACACCGCGTAATTCAAAATTTCGTTCATAATAACCCTCTTATAGTTTTTCTTAATCTTTTCTCGGCGATTTCGCAATATTTGCTCTCTATCTCGCAGCCGATGAAGTTTCTGTTTAACTCTTTGCAAGCCGCCGCAGTCGTGCCGCTACCCATAAAAGGGTCGAATATCAAATCCCCCTCGTTTGATGCGGTTAAAATCAGCTTTTCGATTATCTCCAGCGGTTTTTCAGTCGGATGTCCGTATTTACTCTTGCCGCAGTTGTGTGTAAAAAGCCTTGAAATGCCTTTGATTTTGACCCCTTTTTCCCTGATGTAGATTATGTTCTCAAGGTCGCTTTTAAAGGTATTGTTTGTAAATGGCGCAGCGTTGGGTTTATACCACGCGAGCTCGGCAATATTACAGTCCCTCTCATAGCCCCAATTCATTATGCGCGGCTTTTGTTTTGTAGAGCAGAATATGAAAATATTGATTTTCTTGCAGATGCGCGCGATCTGCTCTAGCGTAGCCTCCGCGTCGAAGCCCTGCGAAATTTTACTCAGCGCGCCGTTTTCATATACGGGGCGCTTACCTAGTCCTCCGCCTTTGGTGTGAATTTCATAAGGCGGGTCGGTTACGACCAAATCCACGCAGCTATCGGGCATAGAGCGCATAAACTCCAAGCAGTCGGTATTGTAAATTTTATTAAGCTTCATTTGACCTCACCTTCACTTTTTCCTCTAGCCTTATAAGGTTTTCGGAAGTTATCGGTTTTTTATTATTTTCTATTTTCGGCGCCTCTTTAAATCGCTCCGCCTTGTTGCGTTGGGCTATCTCGATATTTTGCGCCAAAAGCTCGCCTCTATACTCGCCGATAGCGTATTGCTCTTTTAGAAGCGCCGTTAAAAATACTACTTCGTCCGCCGCCGAAATCGCCTTTTTGGTGGTATCGCTGATAAACTCGCCGTATTCGTTCATCGATATGCTCGTGCAGGTGAACGGATACACGCCGCACGCTATGAGTTTTCGCTTGAAGTATTGCTCCAAGAAGCTTTTTAGCGTCGTAATATCCGAAAACGCGCATCCTCGCTTCAATAGCCGCATCGTAGTTTCTCGCTGGTATTCGTTTGCGGCGTTGATGATCGTTTGGATAGCGTTGTCGTATCTCGTCTTGAGGCTGAAAGCAAAATTTGCAAACTCGCCAAGGTCTTTATCCGCGATGTTTTTCAGCGCGCCCTCGGCTAGAAATTTCACCTGCATCGGCGTAGCTCTGCCCTGAAACAAAATCTCGTTTATGAATTTTTCTTTATAGCTCATCTATGATCCTTCATCTCAATTTGTCGGCTGCTCCGCAGTCTTTCGTCCTCTATGGCGATTTGCGTAGCTTTATCGTAGATTACGCTCATATCGCGGCTTAGGAAGTTGTTTTTTAGGATTGGATTATCGCTTGCAAACATCGGCACATCGGCATATTCGTCCTCTTGCCCGTCTGAATTGACCTTGCGCCGCAGAAACTGGCTTTCGTTCTTAGCCCAGTTCCTAACTGCAGCTTTCCAGTCTTTCATCGGAGCACGCCCTACTACCCAGCCTTTGGCCTCGTAGAAGTCAAAAAATGCCTCCGCGTCGATATTTTTGCCCGCTTCCTTGCAATACGCCCTTATCTGCTCGATCGTAGGTTTTTGAAATTTAGGAGAACGAGGCGCTTCGTTCCGTTCGTGTGCGGCGCTTGCGCTAACACATAAGGCTTGTAATTCATAAGGCTTGTAATTTTCTTGGCTTGTATTATTCATTCGCGCGCGACCTATATATGCGTCGGAGGAATTTTTTACGTCCGCAACGGAATTTTTTCCGTTCGCGTCTTTGTTTTTTCCATCGGCGGCTTTATTTTCGCCGTTTGCGCTCTGAAATTCGGCAATCCTTTCAAAAACTATGACGCGAATTTTTCTGTTTATGATAGCCGCGCCGAATTTTTCCTCCTCGGTTTCTATGTAGCCGTATTTTTTGAGCTTGGTTATGCCCGCGGAAATCGTATCTTTTGACTTGTTAAGCTTTTCGGCGAGGTATTGATTGCTCGCGTAACAATAGCCCTCTTTCGCGGATAGAGACGTGATGAGGAGCAATAGCCTCAGCTCGCTTTGGATCCGCTCGTCAAAAAGCCATTGATTGAAGCAGATAGCATATCCGCCGCTTAAATTTTCGCTCATATCCTCTCTCCTTTGAAGTATTCGACTATTTTTCCTGCAAGGGCTATCTGCCCCTTGCCCGTGATTTTGGTGGTGAATTTTTGATGCGTGCCGGCAGGTCCCGCGAATGTCTGCGTCGTGACCTCAAAATAGCCCCTGTCTACGTAGCGCTGCATTGGCACGTTGTGGCGCGCGCCTCCGCTGATGAGATAGCCGCTAGCACGTAGGAAGTCAAATAGTCTATTCTGCCCTATCGACACCCCCTCGCTGTCGCTTAACAGCTTGGCGTAATTTCCGATCAGAATGCTATCGACGCTAGCCTCAACCGATTTGGCGAAACTCACATATCCAGCATTCGCCGCCTTTTCGGCTTCTAGCTGCTTTCTTTTGGCGCGCTCCGTCTTGAGGTTTTGAGCTAGGGCTATGATAGTGTCCGGGTCGCTCAAAACTTCCTCGATCTTTGCAGGCGTTAGATACCCGCCGTGCTTGCGGATAGCAGGCAAAACCTCACCCGTAACCCAACGCCTAAATTCTTTTGCTTGCGGTTTTTCGCTCCATAAAATAGCGTTGTATAGCCCGCTTTCGCTTAGCAATACGGCATCATATCTGACGCCGTCGATACGCGGTAAATCCGAAATTTCGGGCATCCTACTCTTTAATAAATCTTTAAGATTTGTCTTTTCGTCATCATCTAGGCGCTCTAGCATTGCATAGGTGTTTGCATATCCTAAAAGCGAACTGATGTCGTTAGCCACAAAATAAGGCTCTCCATTTATTAGCCCGCCTCTAATCTCAAATTTTGAATTTTTAAAAATTTCTAGGTTCATTTGCGCCTCTTTTAAAATTTGACTTTCATTTAAATCCTCTGTAGAATTCCGCCGCCAAGCTAAGAAATTCATCACAAAGGATTTAAATGACGGACAAAGAGATAGTTTTAGAACTAACCAAACTCGCAATGCAAGCAGAAATGCTCCGATCAAGACCGGAGGATGCTCCTAAAATGGTGGCGGAGGCGTTTAATACTATCGCTGAAAGCATTGAAGACGCTATGAGCAAGCTTAACGATGCAGATATCCATCTAGCTCGAAATAAGAAATAATCATTTCTACCATCTTAGCTTGGTCTTTTCTGTCCGTGCATTTGTCTAGCTCCGCTACTATTTTTTTAAGCGATTTTAAAAAGCGCTTGTTTTCAGCCTTTTTCTCATAGGCGTTTAACGTCGTTTGCATTTTTTATCCTTTCTGCATCTAATTTGCGTATCGATGTCCTCTTCCTCATCTTTATACTCTTCCGTAATGAAACCGATCGCGCTTGCGCCTCCGCCTAGCTTATCAACCTCCTCGCGAAGCTTCTTTATCGCGCGCTTTAGCTTCTTAATCTCGCGTTTCGCTTTCATCTCTAGCCCTCCAAATTGCTACGCAAAGCGCGATTATTCCGCCGACGGCAAAAGCAAGGTCTGCGGTCATTTTTCGTTCGCTACGCTTTCTACGAGCTTCGCGAGCGCTTGAGTTTCTAGCCCGCGCTCAATCAAAACCGCCATAAAATCTATGCAAAACCTCACCACCTCGCTATCGTTTTTAAACCCTTTTTTGTTTTGGATTTTGACGATGGCGGCGATGTTTTGGTTCGAGAGCTTGAAAGCCTTGCTATTGTCATACTTCGGCGCTACCATTCTTAGCCTTTCGTAATATTTTCAGAGAGCCGAATTTTTGGCTATTCTTTCGCATAAAAGAGCTAAAAAGCTTCGGGTCATCCCACATTTGAGTAGGAAAGCCCCAGTGTTTTTGCATCGCGTTTGCGTGTTTGACTTTCGGCGTATTGATTTGTAAAAACCATAACGAAACCGCCCCCTGCGTGACGCCAAGCTTTTTTGCTATTTGTGATTGTGTGATTTTTATCTGTTCCATAAGCGCTATATTATCATCGATAATATAAAAATCTGCTTAATGATATTATCTTTGATAATTTTAAAATTGCTAAAATTCAATAGAAGGATTTTTAATGGATATTCATCAAAAGATTAGAGCTTTCAGACAGGAAGCGGGGCTAACACAGGTGCAGTTTGCCGAGAAGCTAGGTATAACGCAAGGGCTTGTGGCGCACTATGAAACGCAGCCGGGCGAAATCGGCAAAAACGGCAAAGAGAAAAAATCGTCAAAGCCTGAGCTTGAAAAGTTGCCGCTAATAGCGGAAATATTGGGAAAAAACGTAATAGATTTATTCGATGACGAGGAGACGTCAAAGAGGCAGATCGTCAAAAAAGAGCTGAAAAATAATTTTGAAAAATACGCCCATCTAATACCTGCCGAGTATGGTCTTAAAAACGTAGTATTTCTCTCAAAATCGGATATGCTTATCGGCGCGGGCAGCGAGGGCGCGTATGATTTGGATCTGTTTAATAAAGAAACTAAAATCGCCGTGGATCGCTCTTTCATTAAAGGGCTTGACCCCAAGAATTTAAAGCTTTTTGAGGTGGTAGGCGATAGCATGCAGCCCGAATATGACGAGGGGGATTTGGCGATTGTAGATATGGTAAATTTTAGGGGCGATTTTATTAAGATCGGCGGAATTTATGTCGTGCGCGTGGGCGACGTAGTTTACGTAAAAAGGGTCGAGTTTTTGCCAAAAGGCGCTATTAAGCTCATTAGCCTAAACTCCAAATACGGCGATCTATACCCGCATAAAGAGGGCTACGAATACGAAATCCTAGGAAAGGTCTGCGGCAAGATCAAGCTAGAAATTCAAAAAGGGCTGACGTTTAGCGATAGCGGGATAAAATAATTTAAAGCCCCTGTATTTGATGAAATCTGCCTTGCTGCTGCAGCCATAGCCGATCGCGCATCTTTTGGTTTTCTATTTCCAGCGCGTTCGCAGCATCTTGCGCGGCGGCTGCGTTGTTATAAAAAGCGTTTTGCCAAGCCATCCCCGCATCCTGCCAATCATAGCTTCCTTGGCTTGAGCCGGCAAGGGCGATTGCTTCTTGCGGCGTTAGAGGCTTGGCACAGCCCGCCAGATACTTCGCGAAATAATCCTTAAGCAGGTAATCGCTTCCCGCCTGCTTTAATCTGTCAAAATCATACTTCGATACCCAAAAGGCGTCGCCCTCGGTGCAGAAATAAATTCCGATATTTTTTAGATATTTTTCCATATCGCGAGTGACTGGGTAGCCTACCGATTCGACCGGAACATAATAGGCTTCGCCGCCCATAAAAGCAACGTCACGCTCGGCAGGATTAAAAACACAGCCCGAAAATAGCACGGCTGCGCAGATTAGCATCAAATTTCTCATAAATTTTTACCATTTCGGCTTTTTCGTGCCTCTTTTGCCGGTGTATGGATTACTTCTGCCCTTGCTCGACCAGTTGTCGCGCTGCGTGCGGTTTTTATTTGAGCGGTAATGAGGCTTTACGTATTTGCCCTTTTTGGTGACATATCCGCCCACTCTCTGCGCGCTAAAAGACACCGACGGCGTGAGCAAGAAAGCCGCTAAAATTAAAGCGAGTAGTTTTTTCATTTTATGATCCTTTATTGAAATTGTTTCAGATCTGCTAAATCAAAGCGGGTTAGCCGCCTTTCTAGAGGATAAAGAAAATATCTAACGGCAAGAATATCCCCGTCTCGAAGTTGTTTTTGCTGCGATTTGGAAAGACGAATTGTGGCTACTTGAAAAGATGCCGCTAGGATAGCTGTGTTGGTAAACATAGTATTTTTATCAACTCTCATTTCTAGCTTCTGAGTTGGAACGCCACCATTGCTATCCTCCATCCAAAACTGCTCTGGCTCCTTTAACACAATCCCGATTATGCCCCCATAACTTACCTTCCCGTTTTTGCTTTCAAGATACAAGGACACATCCTTTTCTTTACATACAAAATAAAGGGTTGTTTTATCGGTCATCTCGTCGGTAACGTAAAATTTTTCACAAAACGCAGATAGAGATGAGGACAATACCAGAATAAACAATAAAACTTTTTTCATCGCTTATCGGCTTTCTCATAAATTTAAATAATTTGCCCTCTATTTAGGAGGGCAAAACCTATTTCTTCTTTTTAGGCGTAGGTTTTGTTTGCGAAAGTGCGCTTCCTGCGACGGATTTGCTTTTCTCGCTATACCTATCGTCCTTTAAAATTTCGGATGCCTCTGACGCAACCTTTTTGGACGTTTGTTTCTTATTTGTCGCCATTTCAACCTCCTTTCATTAAGATAATCAAGACTTTTCTCGATTGCCGAATTATACTACTAAAAATATTATCAATAATAATAAAATTTAAGCATCGTTTAATATTACTTTTGATAATATTCTCCCATCAAAACCAAGGTGACCCACACCTAGCCCGCGTCGGGTAGAAGCTACGGGAAGCGTCCGTATGGATACGACAATCCATACCCGAGTAATCAGCCCCGATAGCGACAAGTTCGGGGGCAGAAAAATCCTTGTCAAATTTTTTATGGCGGACGTGCCAAGCGGCGCGCTAAATTGCAACAACGGCTTTTATATCGGCTAAACCGAGCGTTCGCCACCATAAAGGTTTCGTAGGCTAATGCCGTTGATGAGTAAAAGGCAGAGATTGCCGTCAAACCGGCTTGACATCTCCCGCATTTGGGGGCTGTCATAGTTTAAGTAAAACACTGACTTTCCTTTTTTATTTTATGGCGGACGTATGTTAAGCGGCAAAAACTCTTGGGTGCCCGTAAAACGAGATTTTGGAACGCAGGTTCGACTCCTGCCGTCCGCCGCCATATCCATAAATGAGCCTCCACTCGCCTTGCTCCTTAGGCGTGATCCACGCACAAATGAAATTTTGTTTTGGAGGCTCTTTTATGGATATTTTTTAAGGAGAAAAGAAATGAAAAAGTTGTTTTTTATCGCAAATCATCCAGCCCCAAAAGAGCTAGAGGCAGAATACGAAGTTGTCGCTCTTAGCGACGAGCAAAAGAGGATATGGGCCTCTATCCCTAAAACAGAGATTTCCACCCATATAGCGGGCATCTTAAAAGTCGCGCGCGATTTTGATGCCGTTGTAGTAGTCGGCGAACCTAGAGCTTGCCATATTGTAGTTTCAGCGGTTGGAAAGGATAGATGCTTTTCTACCTATTCAATCCGCCAAAGTGTAGATGAGCCGCAACCCGATGGCTCTGTAATCAAAAAAGCCGTATTTAAATTTGACGGCTTAGTCCGTTATGAATAAAGGAGAAACAAATGAGAACAAATTTATCAAAAAGTGGTCTACCAACTTTAGGTGTAGGTGGAGGCGCTGCATCAAACACAGCAGAATTCCGAGTAATACTAAATGGTGAGAAAAGGCTCAAAAAGCCGATATTTATTGCCCGCCACGGGCAGCTATCGTGCAGCAGCACTCAAGCAATTATCGCCCTACAAAAGGGCGACTACATCGTTGATGTTCGTTTTAAGCGCGATGCCTCTCGCGAGGCTTGGGAGTGCGGCGAAATTAGGATATCGGCGAAGCGCGTTATCGCAGTCGCCAAAGGCGTTGACGAAATAGAGGTGGAGCCTGCCGTCATCAGCTACGACGACATCCCAGAAAAATGCTGGGAAGGCGGAAATGTCTACCACAACCGCGATGGTGAGTATTTCGCGGAGGTAGAACGATGAAAAATCAAGAGCTTGAAACTGCTGCGGCAGAGATCGCAGGCAGCGTTTCGGATTATCTGCGCTCCGTAGCGGAGCATCTATGTGTAATTTCGCAGATGAGCGGAATAAACATAAGTGATCTACTAATAAACCTCGCGCTACTGGCAAGAGCTGCGGAGCGAAAAAAGGAGAGCGAAAATGCTGCGGCTTCTGAAAAGGCTATTTAAGAGGCGCACAAAATTTACGATCTCAAATCTTAGATTTGGGATATTGAAAGGATAGACAAATGGGTTTAAAAGACTTTAGAAAGGCATTTAGAGCTTACCGGACTAGGGTAGGTATAGATAAACACACGAAATTTAGCAGCTTTGCTAAATTTGTGAATGCTCGAAAAAAGGAGATGAAATGAGCGAAACAATGGAACTAATCGTATCATACGAGGCAAAAACGGCAGATAGCCAAATTCTAACTACGAATTTTGAGGAGATCAAAGCGGGCGTGGCAATGCAGGTGGAAAAATACTCGATCGAGGTAACCGACGAGAATATCCCCGAAGCTAAAAAGGTGATGGCGAATTTTAACAAGGTCAAAACCGCAATCGGCGATCGCTATAAGTTTTTCATTGACAAGCTTTCGACGCCTATCAATCAGCTAAAGAACGAGAAAAAAGAGATCGAAGCCATCATCACCGACGGACGCCAAAAGATAGCTGACGGCGTGGCGGCTTTTGAAAACGCCAAGCTAGAGCAGATTGCGGAGCGCATAAACGAATACGCAAGGAGCCTCTGCGATGAAAAAGGGCTAAATTGCGAGCGCATCAACACCGCCGATCTAATCAAATTAAGCGCGGTAACTACTGCGGGCTCTCTTGCCAAGCCTACGAAAGAAGCTATCGAGGGCAAAATTGCCGCTTTAGAAAACGAAATTTTACAAGCAAAGCTAGCCGAGCAAGAAAAGCAAAGGCGCGATGCGGAGATAGCAGAGCGCGCAAGAAAAGAAGCGGAGGAGAGGGCCGCACGCGAAAAAGCGGAAATGGAAGCGCGAGCAAAAGCTAGAGAGGCTGAAATTTTGGCGCGAGCCGAGAGGGAGAAAGCCGAAGCCGCACAAAGAGCCGAAAGAGAGAAGCAAGAGGCGGTCGAGCAAGCCGCGCGCGAAGCGGCAGAGCGCGCAAAAACGGAGGCAAATAAGCAAGCTTTTTACGAGGCGCAGCGCGAAGTCTTACAAAAGCCGCGCGACGCAGGAGACGGCAAGGTTATCTATACGATCCGCGCCGAGTTTGAGGTAAAGGCCATCGCAAACGCTTCGCACGAAAAACTAGCAGCAAAAATCAAAGAGATGTTAGCTGCGGCGGGCATAACAAACCTAAGCAAAATCGAGGTGTTAAATGCTTGAGATTGATTTAGGCGAACAGGGGGTTAAGCATCCCCTAGGTACGATGATAAAAGGCTTGCCCATCAAAGACTACCACGCGCGAGTTGAAATCTCTAAAAGCGATTTGGATCTCTTGGCGAAAAGCCCCTATCACTTCAAATTTAAAGACGAGTTTGAAAAGCCTGATAGCAAGGCTCTAACCTTGGGCTCGGCAGTGCATAAGCTGGTGCTGGAGCCTGCGGATTTTTTTAAAGAGTTCGCCACCGAACCCAAAGCCGATAAACGCACCAAAGAGGGCAAAGAACTCTACGCGGAGTTTTTAAAAGGCGCGGAGGGTAAGATCGTCCTAGACGCCGAAGCTTATGAAAAAGCGACCGCTATTGCTAACGCAGTCAATTCTATGAGAGAGACGGCGCTTTTTTTAAAAGACGGGCTAGCGGAGCAGAGCTATTTTGCGGAGATTTCGGGGGTGCCCGTGAAGTGTCGCCCCGATTTTCTAAACGAAGCACTAAGCCTTTGCGTAGATTTGAAAACGACCTCCGACGCTAGCGCGGACGGATTTGCAAAATCGGTAGCAAATTTTAATTACCACATCCAAGCGGCGTTTTATACCGACATCTTGCGCCTATGCGGCAAGCGCGTGGATAATTTCCTGTTTATCGCGGTCGAAACCAAAAAGCCCTATATGACGGGCTTTTATGCGCTAGACGAGGCGGCGATAGAGCAGGGGCGCAAGACATATCTAGCCCTGCTTGAGCGCTATAAACTATGCATGGAACGTAACGAGTGGTGGGGATATGCCAAGTTTGAACCCGAGAGTAAAGAGATAGAGGCGGTGCAGACGCTAAGCCTGCCTGCGTGGAAATTTTATGAAAGTATAGCGTAAGGATAAAAAATGAACCAACTTCAAATTAGAGAACAAGACGCGCGCGAGCTAGTAAGAGCTAAGATGGATGTCATAAAGACGATCACGGGCGGCGATAAAGCCAAGATGAGCGCATTTGCGGCAAGCCTCACGGCGATGGCGAGTGATCCCGCTTTAAGTATTTGCTCGGTGCAAAGCGTTATCGGCGCGGGGCTTGAAATCGTACGATTAGGGCTCAATCCGAATAAGACTTTCGGTCAGGCCTATGTAGTGCCGTTTAAAAACAAGGCACAGCTTCAGATAGGCTATAAGGGCTGGCTAAGTCTAGCATATCGCAACGGCTGGATATTTAGGGCGCTCGCGGCTTACAAATGCGACGAGTTTGAGATAAATTTCGCAGGGATTAAGGACGACATAGAATTTAGCCCCAATTACGACGAGCGCGACGAAACAAATTCCTTATGGGTATTTAATAATCTGCGCGGCGTGATCGTCTATGTCAAAGACGCGGGCGGCAATGAATTTAGCGAATTTGTGCCTTTTAAAAAACTCGAGCAGCTGCGCCTAAAAAGCCAGAACCAAAAAGACAAAGAGGCGCTAACCAATATTTGGGGCGAATGGGCGGAGGAGATGTATAAGGCTAAGGCTATCAAATATGTAGCTACTCGCCTACCGATAACCGAGCAGATACAAGAAGCTATCAACGCAGAGAATGAAGCATATAAAGAGCAGCCGAAGCTAGAGCCGCAGCCGCAAAATTTAAATGAATTTCTAGCCAAAGCCGCGCAGAAAAAGGCAGAGCCTGTAGAGGAGATCATCGAAGCCGCGCCGCTAGAGATAGACGTAAGCGAGGAAGTGCTACCGCTTGACGCTCTGCAAAGCGAGCTAGTAGCAAGAGGCGTGGACGAAATCGAAGCGGAAAAGCGGATGGAAAGGCTCAGCCCTGATGAGGCAAGGGCATATCTATCCGATCCGAATTCGATTGACGCATTAGCAGAGGAGCTAAGAAATGAATAAGGTCGTTTTAATCGGAAATTTAACCCGCGATATCGAGCTAAGATACACGCAGAGCGGCTACTGCGTCGGAAACGCGGGTATCGCCGTAACGAGAAAATTTAAGAACGCGCAGGGGGAGACGGCAGAGGATACCTGCTTTATCGACCTGAAGTTTTTCGGTCGCACGGCGGAGGTTGCGAACCAATACCTACGCAAAGGCTCAAAGCTCGCCGTTGAGGGGCGGCTCAAGTTGGAGCAGTGGCAGGATCAAAACGGACAGAACCGCAGTAAACACGTAGTAGAGGTAGAGAGCCTAGAGATGCTAGGCAGCAATCAAAACTCGGGCAATTATCAGAATTCGGGATGCGGTGCGCAGAATTCCAACGGCGGCAGCACGCAAAACTACGCTCAAAGCAGCGCAACTCAAAGCAGAGCGGGAAAGCCTGCCGCCGATAAATACGATGACGGCAACGACACGATCCCGTTTTAAGGAGATATAAATGAACCAACTGTCTTTAGAGCTTGAGGGTATCGGTGTAGTTGCCCCCGCTCTCTACAAATGTAAAGAGTGCAAATTTTCAGAGCGGTGGGAGTGTAATACAAAAGTTGTTTGGTATTGTTCGAAAATTCGCTCAAACAGAACAGACAACAAATTGCTAAAAATTAAAGCCAATAATGCGGCTTGCAAGCTATTTTTAAAGGATGAGCTATGAACGAGGTAGAATGGCTAAACGAACACGGCGGCTTCGATGAATGGCGCGCCGCAGCAGAGGCACAATGGTGGGAGGATTACGGAGCGGATGCGGCGTATGACAGAGAGATAGACGATGCGGAATATTTTGCTGAAAGAGATCCCTATGTGGATGAACGCTAGAGAATTTGCAAAGCGCGAGGATAAAAAACTCTACGTGATAGACGTGCAGGCTAGTAAAGACCGAAAGATCGGACGCACGGATCGCTTCCGTAAGCTAGGAGGAGTGCTACAAATAGAGACGGAGCACTATTATCTAGCCTTTAAAGATCCGATCACGCCCGCGCTGAAAGAGCGGATAGAGCGGCTGTATTACAAGGCGATCGAATTAGTCGCAAACGATTATGAGCTTGCTTGGATAGCGCACAAGGACACGGGCTCGCCACACTTAAATGTGCTTCAGCGCTTTTTGCGCTTCAAGTGGCATCGCGGCGGAAAAATAGTGCAGAAAATGTGTGAGAACTTAGAGGCGCTTTTGGCAATGAGCGAGGAGGCGCGCGCGGAGTTTCTGACTCGTGAGTTAGAGGCTATGAGAGAAGCAAAGAAACAAAAGGAAGTGCAGAGTGAAACTATACAACGATCATTTTCAAAATTTTAAGCGCTACGGCATACCTAAAGCGCAGCTAGTGATCGCGGACATCCCCTATAATCTAGGAAATAACGCTTACGCAAGCAACCCCGTGTGGTATGTGGGCGGCGACAATGCAAACGGAGAAAGCAAGCTGGCAGGTAAAAGCTTCTTTGATACGGATGAAAATTTTAAAGTCGCCGAGTTTATGCACTTCTGCTCTAAAATGCTAATCAAAGAGCCTAAAGAGGCTGGACGAGCGCCTGCGATGATAGTGTTTTGCGCTTTCGAACAACAAGCGCCACTAATCGAGCTTGCCGCACGTTACGGCTTCGCGCACTACATAAATTTGGTATTTCGTAAAAAGTCCTCCTCGCAGGTCTTAAAAGCCAATATGCGAATAGTCGGCAATTGCGAATATGCGCTCATATTTTACCGCGACAAGCTACCGAAATTTAACGGCGGCGGCAGAATGAGGATGAACTGCATAGACTGGGTCAGCGACGACGCAAGCGTGCCGAAAATACACCCGACCCAAAAGCCCGTGAAGTTGCTTGAATACCTTATCTCGCTATTTACCGACGTGGGGGGATGTAGTGATCGATCCGCGTGCAGGGAGTGGCAGCACTTTAGTAGCGGCAGAAAATTTAGGGCGCAAATCTTACGGATTTGAGATCAAAAAGGATTTTTTTAAAGCGGCGCACGAACGGATGTTTAAAGCCGTGCAGAAAAAGCTATTCGTATAAAAGGATAAAAAATGAGCATGTGGTATAAAACACGCATAGAAATTTCGGGGCTGACGCTCAATCAGGCGGCGGGCATTATGGCAAGAGGTAAAGATTTCCTGGGGAGCATAATACCACTGCCTAAGACCATAGAGCTTGACGAAAATGGCTTTTACAAGACAGAGAAAGACAAAGAGGCCGCGCGCGAATTCTACGACAAAGAACGCGACTGTCGATTTATTAACTGCGATTGGAAATACACTGTATATCCAGAATATGGCGGGTATCGCGTGTTAATTGAAGCGCAAACCGAAGATATTCCTAAAAAAGAAATCCTTAAATTTATTAAGGAATTTGAAATGGAGAAAGAATGGCAGTGCATAGAATTTCTAGTAACGTCTTTTTGGGAAGAATTTGACGAGGGAGGCGATAATTGGATATTGCGAGCAGAGATAATATCAGACGAAAAGCAAAAACTCATGATGACCGAGTATGCGGTAAAGACGCCACTAACTTATGTAATATGAAAGGATACAAAATGACAACACAAGAAAAGATAAAGGTTATGCAAGCCTATACGAGGGGCGAGGAGATCGAGAGGCGTTCGGCTAATTGCGAAGAAGATGAATGGGCATTTGCAGGATTGCCGGTTTGGAATTGGGAGAAATTCGAATACCGTATCAAGCCAAAAGAGCCTAAATTCAAAGTAGGCGATGAGATAGTGTGCAAAAGCTCACGAGGTATCGCCAATCCCGAGGTTTGGTGCGTCGGATCGCCTGTGATAGAGGGAATAGACCCAGATGATTTCATCAATGTCGATGATGTCCTTTGGTATTGGGAGTATCAAGACGTAGATGGCGTGTGGGAAAGGACAAACGCTAGATACACAAAAAGCGACCTTAGCAAAGAAGTGCTCGGTCCCAATGAAAGAGAAACAGCTATGCCTCTTTACGCGCTAGGATTTAGATTGCCGGAAAAAATAGGAGAGTGAAATGTTTATACTAACTTATATCAAAGCGTGGGGTATTCTTATGACGCCGATATCTTATGTTTGGCTTTTTGTATGGATGGCTATCACAGGATATTTTTCCAAACTATCCGAAAAAGGAAGCGATACTCTTGCGTTGGTCTTTTTCATATCGACCATACTTCTTGTTATTGGCGTATCGATTTGGTGCTGGTATATAGCGGGCGATGTTTTAAATTTCTTTAGTGGCTTGAAAGGAGAATAGAATGCTAAATTTCATATTTTGGGGTATAACGCTGAATTGCTACGCGTTTACGATGTATGCTCTTGCATTATACTCCCTATCCCCCTACGAACTACAAATAAAAAGCAAGATAAAGCCGCTGTCTTTGGTGGGTGGTATATTTACACCATACGTTATGTTTATCATCAGCATAATTGTTTTTGTGCTGATAGTATATTGTCGGTTCGATGCCAATAAAATGGATATGATAATACAAAAAATGAAGGATATAAAATGAGTAGCCCCGAGCGAGAAAAAGAGCGCGAGATGCTAGCCAAAATCGACGATTTCGCGCAGAAGCACAATGAAAAAGGCGCGCTCGTGGAGAAAATCCATAAAAGGCTGTTTGAGCTGAATTTAGAACAACTAAAGGAAATTTTAAAAAGGATCGAGAAATGAATGAAATTTTGTTGTTATTATACTTGGCTGATCTATCGGATAAAATGTGCATTCTGTTAGCAGTTTGTGGTATACTTCTTTTTTCACTTGTGCTTTTCCTGTTTATGTTCGCCGACATCGGCATTGGAGACCGAACAAAGAAAATAGTATGGCACGGAATTAAGCTGTCAATCGCTATCATAATCCTTTCTTTTCTATATCCGTCCAAAAACACCCTTTATATCGCCGCTAGCGCAAAAGCGGGGCAGATAGGGATAGAAAAGCTGCAAGGTAGCGATACTTTTAGTAAGGCGTTGAAACTATTAGACAAAAAGCTAGATGAAGCTTTAGCGGAGGAAAAAAATGGATGATAAATTTATAACAAAAGCCGAAGCGCTTAAAGAGCTAGGGCTAAAATCTCAAATGAGCCTTTATAGGCTTACAAAGGCGGGAAAAATAGTCGCCAATAAGGTGAATGCGAAAGTGATTTATTATTCGCTAAGTTCTATCAAGGCTTACAAGGCAGGCAAAAGTGCTTAAAGCCCGTCTAAAAAATCGCTCCACCACTGCATCAACGCCGCGCGCTGCTTTAAATTTTTGGCGTGGTTATAAGCATCTTTTACCTTGTTTTTTTCTACGTGCGCGAGGCAAAGCTCGATTACGTCGGAGTTTTGCCCGTGCTCGTCTTGCTTTTCATGGCAGATCGTGCTGAATGTCGCGCGAAATCCGTGCGGCGTAATCATCTCGTTTGAAAAACCTAAATTTCGCAGCATAGAACGCACCGTATTATCGCTGATCGGCCTGACGTTTGATTTGATCGATGGAAAGATAAACTCGCTTTGCAGCGGTGAGCTCGCGCGATAATCCGAGAGCATTCTTCGGACGCTAGAGCTTAAAAACACCTCGTGATCTTTACCGTTTTTCATTTTGCTCGCGGGGATTTTCCACATATCTCCTTTTATCTCATCCCATGTAGCAAATCTTGCATTCTCTCCGCGTACTGCCGTGTATAGCATAAATAGCGCGCATACTTTTATCCTCTCATTTCCAAAATACCCCTTTACCGCTTTTATCAAATTTCTTATCTCCGCCTCATCCTTAAAATACGCAAAATGTCTAATCTGCCGTCTGCCTATGAGCGTGGCCTTATCAATGTCCGCGATGATATTGTGATCTACATATTCGTGAAGCAGGGCGAATTTATAAAAGCCATTTAGCGCGCCGAGCACCTTTTTCGCAGTTTCTTGCTTTTCGTCCGAGAGCAGGGGAGAGAGGGCGCCTATAATATCCTTTCTGCCGATATCCGCTATCTGCATACTCCCGAGCGCAGGCAAAAGGAGGCTTTCAAACCGCCTATTTATCCAAAACAGCTGCTTAGGGCTGATTTTGCTTTTCGTTTTGATCCATTCCTCAAAGACCTCGCGAAAGGTTATTTTATCGCTCGTTTTAACCCTCGTTTTTAGCTCGCTCTTTCTCTGCCTAGCCTCCGCAAGGCTCATCTCTCCCGCGCGCCCGATCGTCACTCTTTTATACTTCGCTCCTTGTTTATACTCATAGATGAAAAATTTAGCCCCGCTAGGCATTATTTTTATAAGCAGATTGCTGCCGTCGCCGACGAAGTAGGGTTTGTCTTTGGGCTTTAAATTCTTTAGCTGCGTTGCGGTTAGCGGAACCGATAACTTAGGCATTTCAAATCCTTTTTACTGACTAAATTTAAAATTTACTGCTGGAATTTACATTTAGGCAGTAAAAAAGTCAGCTATAAATTTTGTCTGCGATTATTTTCGATTGTTAATCATTGTTTGTGATTTTATGAAAATTTGTTTTAAAATTACGTTAAAATCGAGTTATAATGTCTGCGAAAGTTTTTGATTGTTTGTGATTGTTTTGAAGTGA